TGGAATGACTATGATTCAGATGGTGTTCCATATTGGGAAAAGTATAATTTAGATTGGGATTACGAAGACAACAACGGTGATGCATTTAGAGTGATTAGGAAACAAAATGGATAATTATGAAAAAGAATTACGTGAGAGTATAGCTAAAGAAATTGAAGCAATTGAAGTTAGAAGCAGTATTGAAAATGCTGTAGGAGTAAAAATAATAGCTGCAAACATAGCGAGGGGAAAAGCTTAACCATATTGCCCCGCAAAGGGGCAAATGGTGGTTTTGTTGTTCTATATCGCGCCGAAGTTAATGAGGTATAATTAAAATATGCCAGAGCTAAATGCTAATATACCGCCGATTGAATGTTATGTCCGTGGTAATTTTTTGCGGGACCAAAAAGATAGCCACGATCAATATTTTCCGTGTGTGATTTTTGGCGTATCCAGCGTACCAAACCGAAGTCCTTTATTTCACTTTATGATGGAAGATGGGGGTATCTGGTGGAGAATGCCTATAAATGCCTTCTGCAGCGAACCTGGTGTGCCAGAGGTAGATATACATAACTTAGTGTTATGGAATTCATTTAGTCCTTTTATTACCGTCACAAAATTCTCAAATCTTGCAAACCTTCGCATGTTCTATATGGATAGAACTAAAACTAAAATATCTGGCAAGTATCTATTTACTTTAGATTGGTATAGTGGAGATGCAAATAGTTTAGATGACGGATATTCAGAAAATCCTGGACAACACAAGTGTGGACACGTGATCAAGCGTGATGATGGTAACTTTGCAATACAGCCTAACAATCGTATTTTTGCACTAGAGCCTTCTTTTACTACTAAGCCTGGTAAACCTGTTATACATCGTCTTATAAATACCCGCCCATGGGATGTAGAGGATGCTGCAAAATGGATTACTGAAGACTCTGACGCATATCATTATGACATTACGAACAGAGATGATAATGCGTAATTCTTTTGAGTTTCCTGAAACGGTAGATGAAGTGTTGTTAGTTGTACAAACCTTATCTCCTACTAAATGGTTATTGATAGATAGAGAAACTGGACAAGTGTATCAAGGTAATAGTTCAGGTAAATGGGATAAGCTAGAGCCAAAACAGAAATGAATAAACTTGGGGGATTTGGTCCAATATATGTAATTAATCTGCCACGCAGAACTGATAGGCGTGAGCATATGGAAAAACTATTTAAAGATTATGATATATCAAACTATACCTTTGTAGATGCCTTTGATGGAAAAGAGAATATTCATCAGTATATTTATGAAGGGCATAAAGAAAATGATAAGGCTGCAAAAAGAAATGAAATAGCTGCTTGTATGTCTCATCTTAAGGCTATCAGGCATTGGTTAGATGCTAGTGATAGTGAATATGCTATATTTGCAGAAGATGATCTTTCTATGGATACCGTTCAATATTGGCCATGGACTTGGCAAGAATTTTTAGATTCCATTCATTTTGATTATGATGTATTACAGCTTTGTTTGACACAGTTTAATCAAAAGAAAATATCAGTTCACAAAAGGTTTAGGACAGACTATAGCGCTGGACTATATATGCTAAAAAGATCTCATGCAAAATCTTTAATCAAAAGAATGATCATTGATGATAAATACAATGTAAATATAAAAAGAGATGATGTTATTGTAGATCATACTGTTATTTTTGGCAATACTGATAGAGCCTATGCTTGTGGACTTTTTACTTACGATGTCAGCCTGATATCTGATATAAATCCCGCTGGACTAAGATTACACACAAAGTCTAGAGAGTCTGTTATTACTTTTTGGAAACAAAATAAAATGTCATTAAAAGAATTCATTGACTAATGATAGATTCTTTGGTATCATAGACTAATGGAAAAAGAAAATCTGCCAGACTTAAGAGATGCTAGAACATTTCTTAAAGAAATTATTGTTAGTGCATTTATTCTTGGATTTATATTAGGGGCTATAATCGCACAATGACAGAAAAAAACTTTTTAGATGAGCTAACAGAAGATCAGCGCAATGAGGTGTGGAAGCTTCTTGTCTACACCATAAAAGAAATGCGTGAAGAGATTGCAAAAGAAATTGAAAATACTGCAGCAGATTGGAAAATGGCAGGCAAAACAAAAAGTCGCAAAACTTTGCGGGCATTTAAAACTTCTGCATCAATAGCAAGGGGAGTAGAAGATGAAAGTAACTAAGGAAGCTCAAGATCAGATTGCTGAACTGATGAAGGCAAATAAAAAAGTAATGCCAGAACAACCTTTCTTTTTAAGAATAACTGCAATTTTTGATGCAGATGATAAACTAAAGCAACAAACATATTTTGATTACGAAACCAGAACTGATGATCGCCTTTTAAGATTTAAAGATTTTGATCTTAGAATAGATGAAGAATCTTACACGCATTTAAAAAATGCCACACTTGAATACTATGAAGATGATGAAAAGACTGGCTTCTTTTTAGACAATCCAAAATCTCATGATCATTCAAGTCAAAACGTAATTTGACTTTTTTCAATCATAGGTGTATAATGATTAGATGGATAAGGGTAGATTTATAACGTGTGATACCTGTAACAAAGAAATTGAAGTGCGTTGGGGGATTTTTGCTCATCAAACACTTTACCGTCATTTAAGGGAGCATAGTAATGGCAAAAAGCCAACCGAAAAAACAGCGTAGTAAAAAAGAAATTTTGAATCAAATCAAGCAAGATAGTGTTGTTTCTAATCACTCTAGTGCAGAAACTGTAAGTATTGGTTGGTGTGATAATGGAATGGTAGAGGGAAGATTCGCTACCGCTATTATGGCGGTGTTGACAGAAGGACCCAAGGTAGGCATCAATGTTGTTAATCATCTTCGTGTAAATGGAAACCAAATTGCAAGACAACGACAAGCACTATTTGATGCTTGGGCAGGAATGGGAACTGATTGGCTACTCTGGGTAGATTCAGATATTATTCCTACTACTCAAGTTGTAAAAATGATTTGGGATGCTGCAGATAAAACTAATAAGCCAGTTGTAAGTGGAACATATTTTGTTAGTAATGAAAATGAACAGACTCTTATGGAACCAATCCCAGCACTCTACAAAGAGACTGGAGATGAGTTCTTAACTCAGCCTATTCATCCACTGCCACAAAACCAGCTGATACCTGTTGACATTTCTGGCTTTGGATTAATACTTATGCATAAATCTATTATTGCAAAAGTAAGGGAACAAGCAGAAGGCTATTCAGTATTTGGAGAAAAACAAAATCCTGGATCAAAGTTTGTTAGTGAAGATGTTGCTTTTTGCAGGTACTTAAAGAAGGCTGGTATTCAAATGTATGCTCATACTGGCGCACTTGTTCAACACATGAAAACATTTTCATTTGACTTTAATTACTATTATGTATATTGGAAAGGCATCCAAGATAAAATAATTAACAGAAAGCCAAGGGTAGCTCCAACAGATCCAAAGGCCAAGTAATCTTTATAGTGCTATAATATATTAAAATAAAGGGGTAGTCTTGGCTAAAATTGCTTTTTTAGGAAACTTTCGTGTTGATTTTACTAGTGAAAGTCATCATGCAAAAACTTTAGAATCTTTGGGGCATAAGGTTTACAGGTTACAGGAAACAGAGGCTGTAGCAGAAGAAATATTGCGAGTTGCAATCAAATCAGATCTTTTTGTTTGGGTTCATACGCACGGATGGAGAACTCGTGGAAAAATGGAAATGGACCATGTTCTTCGCAGGATAGCAGATTATAAAATTCCAACCATGACATATCATTTAGATTTATGGTTTGGACTACAAAGACAAAAAGATTTAGACAAGTTTCCAGTATATAAAGAGATAGGTCATTTTTTTACGGTAGATAGTCAAATGGCTGATTGGTTTAATAAAAACACTAGGGTTAAGGGACATTATTTACCTGCTGGAGTATTTGATCAAGAATGTTACTATACCCCGCAAAAATTTAAACACGATGTAATATTTGTTGGAAGTAAAAGGTATCATGAGGAATGGCAGTACCGTCCAGAACTAATTGCATGGCTAGAAGAAACTTATCGTAGAGGTTTTGCACACTACGGTAACGGCGGTATAAAATCTATTCGTGGCGATGAGCTAAATAAGCTATATGCATCTACTAAAATAGTTATTGGGGATACCTTGTGCATTGGATTTAAATATCCAGATTACTGGTCTGATCGTGTTTACGAAACAATGGGTCGTGGTGGTTTTATTATTCACCCATATATTTCTGGCATGGAAAGAGAGTTTGAAGATAAAAAACATTTAGTGTTTTATGAATATGGTAATTTTAAGCAATTAAAAAAATTAATAGACTACTACTTAAAACACGATGAAGAAAGAGAAGAAATAAGAGTTGCAGGACATGAATTAGTAAAAGAAAAGTACACATATAAAAATAGATGGAAAGAGATATTGAAAGAGCTAAAGATATGATAGTTAGCAGTGATAGAGGAAAGTATAACTTTACATTACGAAGCCATGAAGAAGATCCCAGTGACAGCCATGATCTAGACTACAAAGTAATTAATGAAACATGGATAGAAAATGTTTATAGAATTGAAAAACAGCATTTTGATTCAAGCAGAGTATTTGTTGATATTGGTGCAAACATTGGATCAGTTAGTATTTATGTAGATAGTTTTAATAAAGAGTTAACAGATCACCAAAAGATTACCGTGTTCGCAGTTGAACCAGAGCCAAACAACCTTCAGCTTTTACATTCTAACCTTGCAAACAATCCAGTTCAACGAATTACGGTTGTTAATAATGCTATATGGTATGAAAACAAAGATGTTGTTATTAGTAATAAAGGTGGCAACAGCAGCATAATTTACTCAAGCGATGTTCAACATACTGCTGTTCAAGCAATAACTTTGGAAAACTTTTTTAATATTTACGGCATAAGAGAAGTTGATGTTATGAAGATAGATATTGAGGGTGCAGAGTTTGATCTTATTATAAATACCCCTTCAGAAATACTAGCTAAAATTAAATATTTGACACTTGAGTTTGATAAATCATTTGATGGTAAATTTGGCATGATGGTGGAAAAATTAGCTAAACAATTCGGTATACAAATTTTGGGTAGTCCAGAAAGAGGTGGATACATTTATGCCTACAAATATTGATTACCTAATTTGTATTCCAGTCTATAGGCCTACTGAGCGGGTATTTAAATGTATGGAATCTATTAGAGACAAGAATGTTTTACTTATAGACAATAGTGGAAATCAAGAGTGTAAAGTTTTTGAAGAAAAATATGGATTCAAGGTTTCTTATCAAAAAGAAAATATAGGAATACCTAGATCTTGGAATCTTGGTTTAAAAGAAGGCCACGACTGGACATTTATTGTTTCTTCATCAATGCTTTTTAACCAACCATTTTCACACATAATAGATATGCTAACTGATTTTAAGGGTGTAATGTTTCGCACTAGCCATGCGTGGCACTGTATAGGTATCAATAAAAAACTTGTTAATCAAATAGGATACTTTGATGAAAACTTTTATCCAGGATATTTTGAAGATTGCGACTGGGACCATAGATGTAGGATGCTTGAAGAGCAGGCTATCAATGCTCCAGAATCAGACTTGATAGTGTCTTGGAGAAAACAGTTTGTTTATCCTAATGCTCCAATTAGTTATGTAATGAGAATAAGCGCAGAGTCTGCAAAAATTGATGCTATTTGTCAACAAGACGGCGGAGCAACAAAAGATGGATTGCGTGTCAACATTGATGGAGTACATGACTATTTTAAACAAAAATGGGGCGGAACAAGAACAAGAGATGGCTGGGGAGAATACAAGTATCCATTCAATGATTCAACAAAACCATTAAGTTATTGGGAAGAAACAAGCATTCCAGCACTAAAGAAAAGGTATAAACTAGACAAATGAATAAAACGGTTTTGATTACTGGAGTTGCTGGCTTTATGGGTAGCCATTTGGCTGATGAATTTTTGAAACGTGGATACCATGTTGTTGGTATTGATAACTTAGTTGGTGGATATAAAACAAATGTTCCAGAGATGGTGGAGTTTTACGAAGTTGATTTGGGAGATTTTGATAAGGTAAAGAATTTTTTTCTTGGTGTTGATTTAGTTGTTCATACAGCCTGCACAGCATATGAAGGCCTATCTGTATTTAGTCCAGCACTTGTTACTAGAAATACATCACATATATCTACCGTCGCACTTAGCGCATCTATTAAAGCAGGAGTAAAAAAGTTTGTGCACATGTCATCTATGGCACGTTATGGAACACAGGATGTAGTTCCTTTTACAGAAGACATGACCCCTAAGCCACAAGATCCGTATGGTATTGCAAAGTATGCAACAGAGTTATTGATTAAAAATATTTGTGAAACACATGGAATGGACTATGTAATATTAGTGCCACATAACATAATTGGCCCTAGACAAAAATTTGATGATCCGTTTAGAAATGTTGCAAGTATTATGATTAATAGAATGTTGCAAGGAAAACAGCCAATCATTTATGGTGATGGCTCTCAGATGAGATGTTTTTCTTTTATGCAGGATGTAATTGACCCATTAATGATTGCATGTGAAACAGATAAAGCCAATGGTAAAGTGGTTAACATTGGTCCTGATGAAGAGTTTGTAACAATTAACCAGTTAGCAGAAAAAATTGCCAAGATGCTTAATTTTAATTTAGATCCAATTTATATGCCTGGAAGACCACAAGAGGTAAAACACGCTAACTGCTCTGCAAATCTTGCAAGAGAAATACTTGAATATAAAACAACAACAAAGCTAGAAGATGGACTAAAAGAATTAGTAGACTGGATTAAAATTATGGGTCCAAGAGATTTTGACTATCATTTGCCAATAGAGTTTGTTACTGAAAATACTCCTAAAACTTGGACAGAAAGATTAATGTAGTGTCTTTAAAACTTGGTATTATTGCTAGATGTGACAATACTGGTCTTGGAAATCAAACCAGAGAACTTGTTAATATGCTCAAACCTGAGCGGGTAATGGTAATAAACTCCTTATCATTTAGTAAAAATAAACAGTATCCAGACTGGTATAAAGATTATGATTGCCATTATGTTCGTGGATTTCCAAAATCACTTGAAATAGAAAGCTTTATAAAAGGCCTTGATATTATATTATCCTGTGAGACATTTTATAATAAAGATTTTATTTCTATAGCAAGAAGAAGGGGTATAAAAACAGTCCTTCAATATAACTATGAGTTCTTGGATAATCTACAAAGACCTGAATTAGAGTTGCCAGACGTGCTCTTATCCCCTAGTTATTGGGCTTTAGAGGCTATTACAGAGACTTTTGGGGGTAGGGCTAAGGTCTTATATCTACCGCCTCCTACCAGCCCTGAGCCATTTGCTGGGGTACGATCAAAAAATACAAATAAAGATCATAAAAAAATGTTACATATTGCAGGAAAGGCTGCCCATTTAGATAGAAATGGAACCAGATCTATTATAGAAATGTTAAATCATTCTACAGCAGAATACAAGATGATTATAAGGACTCAGTCTGAGCTAGATCTTAATACAAAAGATTCAAGATTGTCAATAGAGTTTGATAATGTTGAAAATAGACAAGACATGTATTCTGAGTTTGATGCAATGATATTGCCACGTAGATATGCGGGACTATGCTTGCCGATGAACGAGGCATTGATGAGCGGACTTCCAGTATTTATGACAGATATATCTCCAAATAATAAGGTATTGCCAGGAGAATGGCTTGTTCGTGCAACAAAGACTACAGAGTTTAAAGCTAGAACGATGATTGATGTTTATGAAGCAGATCCAAAATTGCTTGCAAAGTTAGTTGATAATTACGTAAACAGTTCAAACAAAACAGAAGAAAAAGAAAAAGCTTTTAACCTTGGATATAACAACTTTTCTGTTGATGTTTTAAAAGATAAATACCTTGATATATTAAAATAAGGCGAGCCCATTTCTAGACTCGCCCTATTATAATTTGCTAAATTACTTAGCAGCCTTCTTCTTTGGCTTTGCAGCCTTTAGTGCTGCGTCAACAGCTTTTGCTGCTGGTAAACGACCAAATGCTGGATCGTTTGGATTAACTGCACGTGCTGCAACTGGGATTAGTGCTCCGACTAATGCTGCCCACAAATCTTTAGGATCTGTAATTCCAGCAACGTATAGCGCTGCTACTGCACCGACGATTGAACGTCCATATGATGCGAGCATTGCCTTGTGTTCTTTTTTGAGTTCCATTTTTTCCTCCTAGGATAGAACCTTTATTAGTATAGCATAGCCAGACCATAGACCGATTATTCCTGCCACCCCTGCAAATACTGGTGGCGCTGGTACTGGCAATTTGAATGCAGCAAAAATCAAGCCACATCCAAAACCTGTTAGAGTTGATAAGATTATTTGATTCAAAACTTTTCCCCTTTATTTTTAGCATCTGGATCGCCTTCAGGATTATCTAAGGGCGTTGGAGCGGTAGCTAAAGCACCGCAATCATGACATTGGATGTCCAAATGATACATTCCAAGAGTATATGTTTCAGGGTCAAAAGATACTAATGCTCTAAATAAAGTGCTGCCACAGTTTGGGCAAACACATGTGGGTATTCCCCTAGCGTCTATCATCTAATTCTTTCGGAAGAAGTTTTTTTAGTTCTTCAAATTCTTTTGATATCTTTTTTAGAGCAAAATCGTGTGGTGGCATCATACCCTCAACTGCACCACCATATTTTTTATAGTGCTCTATTTGTGGCTCTACCTCTTTAATAAAGGAAGATAGGCCATTTTGAACATCTTCTATATACTTAAATGCCCAATCTCTAGAGTCAGACAAAAATTTAATAAAGTTTTCATTATGAATTTCCTCATCTGATTTGGGCAAACCCTTTGTTTCAATATGTTCTCTTAATTGGTTATACTCTAAAAACAGACTGGCAAATCCATCACTTATAGATTTTAATTTTTTTATAGTATTGACATAGGCCAATAAAAACGATACTGAGAAAATGCTTAAAACTACCAGAGCGGTCTCCACGCTACCTCTTTTCTCTTATTACTATTGTATCACTATCAGTGTTGTATATTTTTTTAAAGTCAAATCCTATTAGTTTTTCATATGATTTTATATGTCTATAGTTTCCAGCACCAAAGGGTCCTTCTTCTATACCGCACAAAACACGCTTTTGTTTTTCTTTGGATATCTGCTCTAACTCTTTCCATGATATTTTTCTTATATTACGATCTTTCCAGATTTTACTATAGTTTCCACGATGATAAAAATGATGAACAATTACAACATTTGGAGAATAAATATCCCAGCCCCTAGTCCAGGCTCTCATGGCAAAGCAGATTTCTTCTCCAAAGAAAGATATATCTGGATCATAAGGAACCTCTTCTACAATGCTTCCAAGTGTAAAAACAAATCCAGCAAGAATTGTGCTAGATGTTTCTGGCAAGGACCTATTCCTATCAGAAAGCTCAACCCTTTCCGCAGTCCATTCGCTTCTTTTATTTAGTTTTGGAACTTGTTTAGTAGCATATGGTGGTCTGTCTTTATCTTTTGTTATATAGCTAATCATATTATTACTCTCAACATGAAATGCTGGAGGAAAGTAAGAAAGAATTATCTTTTTATTTTTAGCAATTTCTTGTGCTTTACGTAATTGATCAATACACATCATATCCCAATGCTTTTCAAAAATGGTATGAGAGTCTATCTGTAAATAATAGTCCTGATTTTTATATGCCTGCATTGCTATTGATCTTGCATACCCCGCACCCCTTGCATCTCTTGGATGCATGGTTACTAATGAAAGGTTTTTAATCCAAGAAAGATTTGGAATATCTCTTTCAAAATCTTGTATAACTATACCAAAATATAACTCATCTGGTTTTGCAGCATTGTCAATAGCAGATTTGATTGTTCTAATTAATTCGGGATCCCTGTAGCTTGCTATAGATATAAAAATACTCATTGTTTATCGTGTGTTGCCCAGTAGTATTTGCATACATTACAGCAAGGATGATTATAAAGACTGTGCTTTGCATAACCAAATTTTGCGTAGTATAAAGGATCTTTGTCAAATAGGTTTGCCTTATGAGTAGTTGTTAATCTCATAACTTTATTTGTATCGTTCCAGAATGAAGGCTTGTTCTCTCCCCATTGGTCCCAACATAAGTCTTTAAGTCTGTTCAGGTTTGCTTCATTATTTTCTGTACGAATACCCCGCACTTTTGCCTCACGAACCATTGCCTGAACATATTGCCAAAGACCACGTTCATAACCTTTCCACATAAGAACTGCAGGATGATTCCTCCAACCCCCTGTAGGAGACTTGCCAGATAGTACATTTAGTATTTGATAACACTCTAAGATTTGTTTGTTTAGGCGTTTATTATCAAGCCAACGTGCTGTTGTTACAGCATTCGTAGATGGCAAAAAGGTTTGCATTATTTCACAACCATTTCTTGACATCTTGTACACATTTTATAGTTATTGCCAGTAAATGGGCATTTGCCTAAATCAACATAGTCATGATCTTTAGCAATACAAATAAAAGATTTAAGTATTTGCTTAATCATTCAATGGCTCCCTGGTAACTAACACAATAGCACCTTCCATTTCTAAAGCTTTTTTAATCATTGCTACATATTTAACTGCATTAAGTTTTTCATCATGTGTCATATTAACAAATGATCTTTCATCTAATTTTATCGTAAGAAAGTGTTCGTTGTCAATAAGATCTACCCAAAAGTTTTTAGGAGCGGGAATTGAATGAAAAGCCATACGCATTTGATTTGTATACATGCTACTCCATTGTCAATGCTTGCCATGTGTAAGACCAATCTTTTTTAGCCTTATGACTATTAAACTCTTTAGATATCTCGCCACTCTCTAAATATATTCCACCCCAAACGCCCCATTCTTTGCCAGACACACCTACTGCAAAACACTGTTTTGCTACTGGGCATGTTCTACAAAGAGCATCTACAAACTCTCTTGATTCTACATTTTCTTCATAGTTATCAAAAAATATATTTGTATCAGATCCAAGACATTCAGCATTATCTTTCCATAAATGCTGTTTCATGGTTTATCCTCTATACTTGCTCGGAATATCCCATCCATTGCGAGTAACTGTGTAAATGCGCTGAACATACCAGACTCCATTTACCCTAACCCCATTGACGGCAGTACGACCTGCTTCAGAACGTTTGCGATCTGCTACATCCCAACCAACCCAATAAAGGTTGTTATTGCGAGCAACGATCTTTTCCATCTTTTCTAAATTATTTATAATCACTGTTTCTCCTAGTACCTAAAAATTCCAACTTCAATATTTTTTAGTTCTGCTTCAGCAACAAGTTTAGACACAGGTTGTTTTGGCTTACTTAAAAACGCAAAGTAATTCACGTATTCCATATTTTCACTAATCCAAGATGGAGGAACTTTATAATTTTTTATTTTCATTCCGCGAGCCTTCATGCCACGTTCAGAAAGATTGCAAAACTCTAAAACCATAGAATTTATTCTTGTTGGGCCAGCAGAGTAGATATTAAGCTCTTTGTCATCGTTTTTCATACCAGACATTGCCACGCCCATAGCACGTAAGAATACATTGTAATCACTAAAATCACTAGTTCCCTGAACTGCTACTATCATTCTCTACCCCCTTTTTAAATTATCCAACACAAACATCATTTTGTCAATCTCTTCTTGAGACATTATTGATGTATCAACTGGTTTAGCATTAATAAAATCTGGAAGATTATTAACTAATTCTGCAGTATAAAAAATATTGTCTGCTACCCAATACGCTTTATCATCAACAACTATTACTTTTATTGAATTTTTTTTTGCGTGTTTCATTAATTGAGAATCTGGTTTTTTTTCCACCTTCTCTGGATTATATCTTTTTAAAAGATTATGTATTTTAGTTTGACTATACATAATATTTTTTGTAGATATTTCTCCTTTTTTGTTAATCATAACAATTATAGCAAGAGCAGTTATAAAAGTCAATATGACTAACCAAAAATGTTCCATACTATATATTATTCAGATTTTGATCTTGTTGTTTTGATTGCTGGAACTGGTGCAGCCTGATTTATAATAAGTTTATTTAGCTTCAATTGAAGTTGTAAAACTTGAAATTCTAGATCAGATGCTTTTTGTTTATAAAAGTTAACCAGTTGTTTGATTTCTTCAACACCTAAGTCTTCCATTACCTACCCCCTTTTTGTGCTAAATGCAGAACCCTCCCAGGTTTTTTTCGCTTTACGCTTTTCACGTTCTACGATTGCACGAGACCAAGAAAATCCTGCGTCTCCGCCCCAAGCATCCCACATAATCCTACCATTTGAAGGATTACTACTATTATAGAAGTCTTTGCCTTTTTTGTCAACTTCATGACGTGAAAAGAAAGAAAACATTCTTTTTACTGTATCTAAAGATAATCCACGACCAGCAACAATATCTGTAGCACGACCCCATCCTACTGGAGTACCTGCGCCTTTTGCCTTGCCTTCTTCTTTCCAACGAAGAGCACGACGTGCTGCTGCTTTCATTCCAGAGGTAGGCGTGTATGTTTCTGCCTTATGAACATCTGAAGGATTAACTACTCTTGTTTTATTTTCCATCTTTTTTCTCCCCATATTTTCCAAGAACTGCTTTTAAAGTTCCATCTTTACGAAGTCTAACAATCATGCCGTCTTTAATTTGTACGGTATTAAAACCATCATGTCTTTTAAATTTGCCAGATGACATTATTTTACAAATGGATTTAGATCAAAGATTGATCCAGACCATTCTCCAATACCTTTTGTTGCTTTGTTACGCCAGTCTTCTGGAAGCATATCCATTGCATTGAGAGCACGAGCACGACGAATAATGTGCTGTTTTGCTGCATCATAATTCTTTGCACGACCCACAGAACGAATTGCATTCATCAAATCAGAACGGTTTGCAATTGGAAATGATCCATCTGGCATAGCAGTTCCTGCTTCTGCCATTCTTTCACGAGCAGCACCAGAAAATTCACGCTTGTCCATGTCTTCATCATACATCTTGTATGTTCCGCCACGACGCTTATATTCTTGCACTACCCAAGAGTTAGCAACAGCAGATGGATAAACATCAAATTTATCTTTTGCTGCTTGAACAACTCTTGCATATAGTTTGGGATTTGATGGTGTGCTACCGCCGCGTCTTGGCTTAATCATTTCTCCATAATTTGGTTCTTTCTTTCCAAGTTCTTCGTTAATCATACGACGACGAGCCTCCTCTATTTTGTCATCTTCTTCTTCATCTTCCTCATCATCTTCTTCGGTTTCCATTCCAGAAGCATAATCTTGATATGGTGCATTTTGTACAGCTTTATCCATACCAATATTAGATTCAAGAGATGGCATTGCCATTACTTCAGATGCTTTATGTCCTACAAAATATTCTGTTTCTTCTAAACCGCCATCTTCCATTTCAAAAAGCTGAATTAAAACTGCAGGCTCTTCTGCCGAAGCCATGATAGAGTATTCAGATCCAGGATAACCAAGCATTCCATCTGTCATTATATGAATGATGCGACCAATATGAACTTCGCCTTCTTCGTATGGTGCTATAACCATATCGCCTTCTTTGACCATGGACTTTCCTATGTTGCCTTCAGAACGATTAATAGCATAGATTTGAGCAGCAGCTTTTGCCCTTGTGGTGTGGCAACCCATTACTGTTCCATCGTCCTTGACGGCTGGGTAGCCTGAGCAACCGTATGAACCCTTAGAACCTACACTGTATGGCATAATGCCATTATATCAGAGTTCTCGCCTTTTAAGAAGTCTTTTCATTTCTTCTAAAGACCACTGAGTATCTTTAGATAATTTTGAGGTTTCTGATGAATCAAAGGCTTTTGGGGTAAGGGTAACAATAGGCTCATCTAAAAGCAGATTCATATCTACAAAACCACCCTCCCATAAAGCCATCATTTCTTTATTTACATGATTCATATGCTCATGGTATAGTTCTGGCATTATTGTTTTTATTTTATGTGTAAAGCTATAAAGCATTTCTCCACTATCAGAGTCTATACCTGCAGCCTCAAGTCCTCCAGCAAGAATAAGCTTTTGGATCATATCATCATCATTCACTTATAAACTCCTCTAGTTGCTTTCTTGTTTGTGAACCCGCTATTCTTTTTATCTCTATACCGTTTTCAAATAAAATAAAGGTAGGAACAGATCCAATATTAAAGATTTTTACCAAATCAGCATTATCGTCTACATCTATAATCTGAAAACCAGCAGTGCTTTGATCACGATTTAACTCTTCAACAATTGGGCGTGTTTTTTTACAAGGCTGACACCAATCAGCGGTAAAATAATATATTGTTTTCATTTTCCAGATTTAGCTCTAGCCTTTACTAAAGCATCAAAATCCTTTACCTTAGTATCTCCAAGATATCCCCAGGCATAGCCATCATTAATCATCTTATCATTAAGAGATTCTGTATCACCATTGACATATATCCATCCCAAAATGCGACCATACTTCTCAGATGAGTTCATTTTTTCAGTTTTAATAACAATAGACTTTGCATCTTTAAGATACTTTTTTAGATATTCTTTAGACTCAAGACCCAACGTTTTCTCTTTAAGATCCTTTGTGCGAGATTCTGGGGTATCAATACCAGCCAGCCTTACACGAGATGCGAACATTACATCAAAGCCTAGATCAATAACAACGTCAATAGTATCTCCATCCACGACGCTTTCTACTTTCTTTACATAATATTCATACATTAATTTGCACTCCCAATTAATTTATTTTCTATTAAACGATCACGCTCATCTAAAACTTCTAACATAAAAGACATCATCTTGGTATAGGCATCTGGATTATTCATGATTTTTTCATAATGGTGACCGCAAAACATTAAGTCGCCAGTAGATCCTTTTACCTGAACGTAGGCCTGAGCGCTACAGCTATCACATCTATCATTTGCATTCAAAACATACTCTTTTGGCTTTGCATTTTGGCTTTCTTCAATAGTGTTTATCATAGTTTGATTATACATCTACTTTCTGTTATCTGTTGAATAAAATCCAGGACCATTGAACATCACCCCTACTGAGTTCCAAACTCTGGTCATGGATTCTCCACAACATGTTGGCTCTCTATCTTCTCCAAACCCTCTCTCAAACTCGATTTGAGAATAGCATTTGCTACACCTGTAGTCGTATTTAGGCATGATTTAAGTATACCTTACGCTGTTCTGTTTGTCAATCTAGCATATGTACGAACTCTGTGACAATTTGCACAAACTACTTCACACTTTTTAATTTCTTTCATAATTGCCTTCCAAGAAAATCCATCATGAATCATTCTAGAAACATTGTATTTTTTATCTCTTAAGTGATCAAAATCTAATACTATATGATTTTTTTCTCCGCAGTCTACACATCCACTTGCCATCTTTATTTCAGCAAGTTTCTTTTTATACTGCTGCTTATTATATGTTGCTAGTTCTTTTTCAGTCATAGCACTTACATTATAGCAAAGATTATTTGAGCCCCGCATAGGAATTCAAGCACGAAGGCCGAATTTAAGGAAAAGGTAACTAAT